TCATCAGTTCCTTTTAATGCGCTAGGAAATCCACTAGTACCAGCTTTACCTCCTGATTCTGTTGAAGCAGCGCGGTCGGTCATAAAATATGAGTCTCTATCAAAAATATTTAGACCGTCAAACCCACCATAAAAAGGTGATGAAAACTTCATCATAGCTGAATATCTATTGAATTTTACAGGGTCCTCAGCTAAAAGTTTAGCTAATGAAACTCTATTTGCACCACTATCAATATCGTCATTTGTTCCTGCCATTTTAATTAAATGTGTTGCCGTGTCATAAACACTAGTTGATGAAACATCTGCATTTCTAATATAAACAGAGTCTTTAAACACATCATTAATTGTTCCAGAAATTGCTGTTAATGAATTGCCTTTTAGAGCAACTTTTGATAAAGAAAATTTATTATTGTTATGCTTGTCTGCAAGACTGTCTGTTACTTGTTGACCATTACCAAAAAATCTTGTAACATTAAGAAGTAATTTATTGAATTCAATATTCTTGTTAACATTATTAATGTCACTAACTCTATTAGACATTAAACCCCAGTGAAGATTTATATTAACACTTTCAGAAGCAGAAGCTTCGCCTAAGAATGTTTGATTATAAGATGTTCCGCCTGTTCTAATATCTCCAACAGTAACTTTAAATCTATAAGGAACAGGAGGAAGAACTGCTCTTTGTAATCCAACACCATCACCTGCATCAATCATATAAGTTGTAGATGATCCATCTTTAGTCGCATCGACGCCTGCACTGTTTGTAGTTAAACTAGGAAGTCCTCTAAAACCAAAAGGAAGTGCATCTTCTGGAACTTCTCCACGTAAAACATCATCACTCATAACAACTCTAATTCGAGTTGATTTATTTTCAAACGACCCGCTTTTAACGAGCCTTCTTTCATCTTCGTCAGCAGCATCAAAATCAAAAAAAACTTTTTCATCACCAATTACTCTAGCAACAAAGTTTGATGCATTAGGATCTAAAGTACATTGATTAAATGACTCATAAATAATTTGAGCATCATCTGTATCTTTTAAATCTCTTACAACAACAGAAAAAGTGCCAAATTTATTTGTTGGATCAGTACTTGCCTTAAGATTCTTAATAGAAATCTTATATTTTCCACTTGCAAAAGAGCCGTCATCTAAAGACTCAAAATGAAATAAATCATATTCTTTTTGACCAAAAGGTTGTGAAATAAACTTTGTTGTTTGTGGTGCTGAAAATCTTTTGGCAAAGTCGCCATATGTACTAGCATAACTTGTGCTGCCAGTCATTACTGCAACTTTTAAACCACCCACATCTGCAACTACTTTATCAATAGGAAAGTGTGCATAAAGCATGTGCTTTTTATCTTCTAAAGAAAAAGGATCTGTGTTTAAAACTTTTTCAATGTATTTGTCACTATCAGGATCTAATGAAACCTGTAATGTATCTGTGTTTAAAGTGCCATCAGTAAATCTAATATTAAAAATACCTGATGCAGCAGTTGCGTTAGTGCCAAAAGAAGATCCATTAGTATCTGAAGTTGTTGTTATTACAGCTTTGTAGTCTTTATGAGTAAAAATTACTGCACGAAGTAATTCAACTGTACTACTTCCGGCAGCTCCGTCTGGGGAAGAAGCTTTATTAGCTAAATTAAAATTTGTTGCGTGCGAATCATTGTCATTAAAAATACCTAAGCCTAAATGCTCTCCATTGCTTACTGTGTGTTGTGCTGCAATAAAATGTGGTGATCCACTAAAGTTATTACCGCCAGCATTTTTTGGATTCATTTTAAATCCAGCATTTGCTCCACTAACTAAGCCACTACCTAATGTTCTACAAAAAGTTAATGCTTTTCCACTATTTCTAAAAAATTCTGCCATTGCATGACCACTTAATCTATTGCGGTCAGGAGCTCCAAATATTCGAATATATTCTTCTCTTGAAGTAACCGTTGTAGGTACAAAAGCTGGACCTTTTTCTGAAGGTCCTATTAGACCTGCCGGTGTCGCGTTATTTTTAAATAACGGACGACTAATCACTTCTATTTCTCTTTCGAAAAAACCTGGAGACTTGAATGTCTGCTCTGCCATGCTTATTCTCCTAATACTTATAAATTATTTTACATAATCTAATTATACAATACAATTTCTATTTATCGTTATTTGATATATTAAAAATCATTTCTGCATATTTTTGATCATATATTGTCTCGCCTGAGTTTTTGTTTTGTGAAATAACAGGTATTAACTGACCGTTGCTATCTCTTATAAATATTTTTTTATTAAAAGTAGACTCAGAATTTCTATTTCCAACAACATCTTCAGTTTTACTAATATTATCTGTAACTACAAAACTTTTTGATTGATCACTATTTAAATTTTCTAATTGTCTAAATGCAGAAATACCTGTTTGTTGTCCTATTTGATAATCATCTTTTGTTTTTAGTTCATCAAATAATTTTGCATCTGGATCGTTACTTCTTACTCCTACTTGCTGTGGTATGTCATTTTCATATCCAGAAAGAACATCAAAGCTAATCTTAGGTGAGCTTATTATTGACTTAAGACCGACTTTGCCACCTTCTATGTTCGGTGCTAATATATAACCTGTTGCATTTAACGTAAAACTTTGTTTAATATACCTTTCTGCATCTGTATAATCACTATAACTAGTGTCTTGTGAAAAAGAACTTTCTACAAATCCAGAAAACCAATATCCTTTTCTGCTTTCAAGCTTTAATTGTTGACCTGCATTTAGTGTATAAGAACTCATAATTGCTGTAATTAAATCATTCATTTGTTGTGTAAAAGATGACCATACTGTTATTTCATAAGTACAACCAAAATACTTAACAGGAGGAATTTCTAGCGTTTCATAAATATTGTTTAATTGAGGTTTAAGAGAATATTGTCCGTTTTGAATTTTTTCTGTGTGTTTAATATTGTTAAAGCCTTCAAAGTTTTTTTGCTGACGCCACTCTATGTTATCTTCTGCAATACGTTTCGCAATAACTTCAGGAAACATTTCATTGTTTGCTCTTCCTTTTGCTGGATTATTATCAATATTACCTCTTGTAATAGAAATTAAAGGTAAAATAAGTGCTCCTGCCTTATCTGTGATTGGCTTTTTTCTTCTTAACAAAGCAAATCTTTCACCTGTAGCAAAGATTACAGGAACTCTTGACTTTTTTCCTTTAAGAGTATAAAACAAAGGAATTTCTTCATTAAACATATCAAAAACTGCCATGTCTAAATCTTCTAGTCCACATGAAGGTATTATATAATCATAATTTTTTTGTGCTTCTTCATAGCCTAACACTATTGAATTAGAACTTTCTTTTGTTTTATCAAACTTTGTTGCCATTACTCATCTCCATAGAAAGACGATCCAATACCATTTATACTACGAGTATTGCCATCTGCATCAACTTTTTTAGCACCTGTTATTGGATCTTCTAAGACTTTATCATTTCTTAACTGACGTTTGTCATAGTCATTAAGACCTCTTTGTTGTTCAAATTTAGTTTGAATTGCATCTTTATCTATACGTCCTTCATAAGTTGGACCAATAGCTTTTTTATAAATATGTTCAAGTCTTGTTTGTTTTGCTGTTAATTTAAGTGATACTATTCTTTCTACTTGTCCATAAACTAACTTATCATAAATCAAAGATGTTATTTCAAAGAAGTATTCTCCATAAGACAGGTAATCACCTTGTAAAATATTTAAGTTTCTGTCTATAATATCTCTTCCATGAATAAATGCTGTAATTGTTTTTATTTGCTCGTGACCAAATTGTGTTGTTTTTACTTCAGATGGTTGCCATTCAACTAAACATTCTAATTCTAAAGGTGGATTAAATATTTTTTGCATTGATTCTTCATATACATTATGAACATCAGAAAGATCTTCTCTTACTGTATAATAATATATTTTTTGCCCTGCAACATCTTTAATTATTTCTTTTGTAATATCAGCAAAAAAATCAACTTCTCTCTGCCCTACAAATAAACGTGCCATTTTTTTATCCTATAATGATTGCTCTTCCGTTAGGAACTGGTATTCTTTTTAAGATTTGTGACATTGACTCAGACTGTGCAGCATCACCTTCTAGTAGTTTTTGATATGTTAATTTATCTAAAGTTTCTGCTAATGACTCAGATAATCTTTGTCTGTCTTCTCTACCTTGACTTATTAATTCGCTACCATTCATTTGTAAATCACTACCTGGAATAGGCACAGAGCTAAATTTTGACCTAGTAAGACCTAATGTTTCTTTACAAAGTGCTAATGTATATTGTCTTATCCAGTGCCTAGACATTTGATTTATTTCACTAAATTTAATATTTCCAAAAGGAATATTAGATATATTTGAAACACCCTCAATTGATTGATCATCGTAAGGAAGATTTGGTTTAAATGGATCTGCAGGAAAAGAAAATTTTATAAATAGGTTCAATGGATTGTCTTGCGTCGGCCTAGGAAATATTCGTAAATCCTGACCTTGTAATTTATAACTAAAATTACTTCTTCTAACTCTATTAGATATATCTAATTGTCCAGCACGCAATAGATCTTCAAAAACTGGAAGAACATAAAAAACAGTTTCAGGCGTAAATGACTCAAATGCAAATTGATTATTTAAATAATTAATTGCTGATGTTGTATCAAAAAATCTATATGCAGCTTGCGGGGAAAAGTG